GGTTTATAATATTTGGAATAATATCTTTTATTTTTATTTTTAGTTGTTATATGACAAGAAGTTATTCAAGAAATAATTTATTAGAAAGATTAATTTAATTTTTATTTTAATTTATAATAAAGAAATTATTATATGTATTTTTAATGTATTCACTTTATGATTTAAAAAGCAATAAAAGATTTAACGAACATTTGTTAATTAATTATAACTATAATTATAATTATACAAATGATAAACAAGATTATTACATTATAAATAATTTAATAAATAAAGATGTAATAGATTTACCAAATACTGTGTGTTCTTTTTTAAATGATTTATTATATGTTAAAAATAGAAATAAAAATTATATTGATATTTCATCAGTTTATTCAGAAAAAATAATATCATATAGTTTTGAAAATTGTAAGTATTTATTCTTTAAATATTTATTTAAAATTATAAATTTTAGTATTTATGAAAAAATGATAAATAAATTTTCATCTTGTATAGAATTATATGATACAACTCTTTATAAAAAAAAAGATTATTATAATTTATATAAAATATTTAAATTTATAAAAAAGAATGTAATAAATTTTAAAATAATATATAACACTTATTCAATAAATAAATCTATAAAAAATAAATATTATAATAAAAAAATTAAAAAATTATTTAATATTGAAAAATTTAATTCAAAACATTTTTTAGATGAAACGGTTAAATTAAAAAATGTTAAAATAATATTAAAAACACAAAATATTTTAGAAATAGTGATTTCATATTTATTTAATTTTCACACACCAGAATTTATTAAAATATTACACTATATACATAAAAATAATTACAAAATTAAAATTAAAAGTTGGGTTCCTTTAAATTATACATATTTAGAAAATAAACATAAACAATTATTTATTAAAAGTTATTTAAAAATAAATATAAGTAAAAAATTTTATGATATGAGATTAATAAATAATAATATTTACAATAAAAATATTAAATTTATAACTTAAATTTTATTATATTCTATTTTTTCAATTAATACTTTGTCTAAAATATCATAGATAGAATTTATCATTTCAACTGTAAAATTTTCATTGAATAATTTTGGATATTTCTCTTTAATAATATCCAAATCTTCCTTATTTTCTTCAGGACATAATATATGTAATATTCCTTGCTTTTTAGCTCCAAATATTTTTTCTTTTAATCCACCTATTTTTGTAATTTGACCTTGTAAATTAATTTCACCAGTCATTGCATATGTATTATCTGTTTTAATTCTTGTTAATAAACTAATAATTGATAAACAAATTGTTCCACCTGCACTTGGACCATCTTTTGGCGTTCCACCTTCTGGTAAATGAACGTTAATTTTTACTGGATTTTTTTTCCATTCTTTTAATAAATCATTTTTAAAAATATCTGGCAAAATTCTCCAAGCAACCGTTTTTGCTACAATAATACTTTCTTTAATAACCTCTTTTAATGAACCAGTGCTCTCAATATCTAAAATATTTTTTGATGGCATAAAACAACTTTCAATTTGTAATGTTCCACCAATCATAACTGAATCTGAAGCCCATAATCCATTAGTATTACCAATAGCCGGTTTAGTATTGACCGGTTTATATGTTATTTTTGGTTTTAATTTGAAAATCTTATTATCAATAAAATCTTTTGTAATTTCAAATGATTTAATATTTTCGGTATATATCATTAAATTAATTTCTGAAATAATATCTTTAAGTTTTTCTTTAAATTTTCTAACACCACCCTCATTTGTATATGAATATATAATATGTTCTAAAACATCATTATTAAAAATAACTCTATTATCTTCCATATTATACTCTTTCAATAATTTTGGAATTAAATGATTACGAGCTATATTTAATTTATCAGTAATATCATAATTATCAACATTAATAACCTCTAAACGGTCATATAATGGTCTTGGTATATTCTCTCTATAATTATATGTAAAAATAAATAATACTTGTGATAAATCAAAATCAATTCCAGAAAAATATTTATCATTAAAATGATTATTTTGTGTTTTATCGGTTAAATGCATTAAAATATTAAAAATCTCTTCTCCTTTATTAGTATTGGAAACTTTATCTAATTCATCAAAAAATATAATTGGATTCATACACTTTGAATGAATAATAGTTTCAATAATCTTTCCAGGACAAGAACCAACATAAGTAAAACCGTGTCCATCTAAATATGAACCATCCTGAATTCCTCCAAGACTAATAAATTCAAAAGGTCTATTTAATGATTTCGCAATAACATTCATTAATTCAGTTTTACCAACACCCGGACTTCCTTCCAATGCTAAAATATTTCCACTCTCTTTTGGATTAGAAATATTTTTTGCTATTGTTTTTAATAATTTATGTTTGGATTCTTTATGCCCATAAATTTCTGAATTTAATTTTTTTTCAATATTATTTAAATAACTTTTAATTTTTTTTTTACTGGAATTATTATTAACAGTTGTTTCCACATAATTATCAAATGGAACTTTTAAAATTTTATTAATCCATCTTTTATATTTACTCCTATCACTATCATATTTATTCATTGACTCGTAATCACTAATCATTGGCAAAATAACTGATTTATTTTTATTTGTAATTTTTCTATCCAATACATTTAATAAATCCGGCTTCTCACTATCTTGTGAAATATATTTTTCAATATCTCCCAATAATAATGAATATTTATTAATATCGTTTTCATTCATATCTTTAATATGCTTTTCCAATGCTTTATTATTACTTCCAAATGATAATAATCTATCATATAAATTATTATTACTACTATTATTATCATTATGGTTCTTCTCAAAAAAACCATTAATTGTTGAAATTATAAATTCATCATTCATTTTTCGGTTAATTAATTTTTGCTCATCTTCAATAAATTTATTAAAATCAAAATTATTATTATTTTTATGACTATCCTTTAATTTTTTTATTAAATCATTACCACATGTAATTTGAATATTAATAAAATCTTTCGTAAAATCAGAATAATTTTCATTTGATGTATTCACAATATTTTTTAATTTATTTTTAAATGTTATAATTACATTATTAAAATTATAATTTGGATTATTTGTTACTATTGAACTTAATATATTTAATACTTTTTTATCACCACTCATTCGTTCCATACTATATTCTTTGTAATCACTATAAATTATTTCATAATTTTCATCTTCTTTTTCATTATTATCACTACTTTCATTATCATCACTACTTTCATCACTACTTTCATTATCATCACTTTCATTATCATCACTACTTTCATTATCATCACTTTCATTATCATCACTACTTTCATTACTACTTTCATTATCATCACTTTCATTATTATCACTACTTTTATCATCACTACTTTCATCATCACTACTTTCATTATCATTATCTCTACTTTCATTATCATTATCTCTACTTTCATTATTACAACTTGTATTATTAATTTTATCATCTTTAATTATATCATTAGATATATAAGAACAAGTTAATTCTGTATTTGTAAATAATGAAGAATTAACAGTTTCATAATCATTGTGATTTAATTTTTGTTTTTTATTAATATGAGACATAACATTAATTATAAAATTATATTTATATATAATTTAAAAAATAAAAACATAATAAATAATAATTAGATGTTTTGTATAATACAATTATTAATAACAGTTTCATCAATAATTTCAATAGTTTTATTTAGATTTTTAATAATTTTATTGGAGTTATTTGAAAAGTTTTTTCTTAATTTATTATTTTTAAGAGTGTTTTTAATAAAATTAATTTTTTCAATTAATTCATTACTTTTATCAATAAATTCATTTATATTTTCGTCATATAAATTAATTATAATATCATATTCGTTATTTTGTGTATTATTTTTTTCAATAGTATAATTCATATAATAATATAAATATAATTAAAATATAAATATAATTAAAATATATGAAAATTTTATGCTATTTTATTTATTTTTTTATTAGAAAAAATTAAAAGTATTTAATATAATTTATTTAAAATAATATTATTTAGCATATTTATTATATAACCACATATTATTACTTTCTTGTTTAATATATTGATAAGCATTAGATAAATTATCTGAAATTACTTTTGCATCTCCATATGAATTTATAGTTAAATATTGATTACAATTTAACTTTAAATAACAATAAGTCCAACCTTCAGGTAAATCTAAATAATCTTCTAAATAATTAATTTTATCAAGAGGTATTTCTTGTTTTTTATTTGTAAAAACTTGCATTATATATATTTTGTATGGATTTTTTGATATTAAAAGATATACAATAGTATTTGGATAATATACAAATGTGTTCCATCTTTCAACTATTGATGGACTATATAATGCAGTTGTTAGAATTAATTTATTTGTAAATAATTGATATGTAACATACAAATTGGAATTTGTTTTGAAATCATAATTTTTAAACATTGAATGTTCATTTCCTTTTGGAAAACACATTAAATTCATATCCATCATTAGCCAATTTTTTTTCATTTATCTTGAAAGAATCGTCTAATATTAAATTATCAGTTGTTGCAGTATTTATATTATTTTTTGTTACCATTGCTGAATTATAAACGTGATATGTTCCATTATGATTATCATATAACAACTCAATAAATGGTGTATATTTTAAAGATTGGTTTAAATTATTTGAAATTAAAATTTCTATATTATTTTTTTTTGAATACTTAATTAACTTACAACTTGCAAGTTTACATATAATATTTTTTTTACATTTTATATTACAATCAGACATTATAATAAATAATAATATTAAATTTTATATTATTATTTATTATTTTATACTATTTTATAAATTAATATCATTAATCATTTTTTCATATTCATCTTTGCCAAATTGTTGTATTAATTTTTGTTCTAAATCATTAGCATCAAGTTTATCTAAATCAATATTTTCCATATCTTCAGACATAATATTATTAGTAATTAAATCAGAAAATATATCATTTATAACTGTAGCATTTTTATCATCTTCTATTTTTTTTTTATTATAATGTTCTATTCTATCTTTTCTTAAATTATCCCCAGCTTCTTCAATATTATCATCAATATTAGATTTATATTTATATTTTTGCACGTATTCAAAATTTTTTATATAATTAAATTTATTATCTTCTGAATAAATATTTTTATTTTCACTATCTTGATTTTTAATTGTTTTTGTATAATTTTTTAAATCTTTGTCAAAATCTTCTTTATTTTCATCTTCAGGTCTAAATACAATAAGATCTTTATTATTATTAATTTGTTTAGAATAATTAAATTCAGTGATAATACATTTGTAAGGATTATTTTTTCTTTTTTTTTCAGCTTCAAATTGATTTTGTTTTAATAATTCTGTTTTTTGTTTATATAAATCTTTAAATTGTTTTTCGGTATATTTATTATCAGATTGTTTTGGTATAATTTTATTATAGATGTCTTCAGTTGAATATCTTTTATTAGTGTTATGAATAGTATTCATTTTTTTATTTTGATAATTGACATTTCTTTTTTTATTTAATATCATATTATAAATATTATACTTAAAATATTATAAATATTATAACGATTTTATTATTTTATTTTTTATAAAATAATATTATCTACATTTATAATGGGTGTAAAAAAATTATTTACATTTTTGAATGAAAAAAGAATATATAAAAAATATGAAAAAATAAATAATTTACTATATGAATTAAAATTAAATAAAAATTCAGTATTTATTGGAATTGATACAAATTTATATTTTTATAAATATAATTATACATATGACAATATAATAATTGGATTTTTCAATCAAATAATTAAATTTTTATCAAATGGCATATATCCATTATATATAATTGATGGTGGAACATTAAAAGAAAAAGAAAAAACAAATATTATGAGAAATAATAAAAAAAAAAATAATTATCAAAAGATAGAAGAATTATTAGTTGAAATAGAAAATAGTGATGATAAAAATAAAATAGATTATTTAAATAAAATAATAGAAAAGTTAAAAAAAAAAAAACTTAAAAAATAAAATGATAAAATGGATATTTTAATAGAGTTATTTGATTTAATGAATATACTATATATTTTTTCATATGGTGAAGCTGAATATTTAGCGGTTTTATTAAATAATTATGGAATTATAGATTTTTTTTTAACTGATGATACTGACCCTATTCCAGCTGGAATAAATAATATTATAAAATTTACAAATAATCATGTATTATATTTAAATAAAGAATATTTATTAAAAGAATTAGAAATAAATGAAAATCAATTATGTGATTTTTGTATTTTATTAGGTAATGATTATAATACTTTTAATATTAAAAAATTAAAGCCATTTGAATTATTAAAATTAGTAAAAAATAATGATATAACTGAAATATTAAATATATTTAATATTGATGAAGAAAATTTTATTAATTTAAAAAATATATATTTAAATTCATCAAACGATGAAAAAGATTATATTTTAAAAGGATATACTGATAATGACAATATTATAAATATAACATATAAAAATAATAGTATTATATTAAATCAATTTTGGAATGAACTAAAGGAAGTTTTAATTAATAATAAAAATTCATTAAATTTAAAAAAAGATATTATTAAAAAAATTAAAAAAACTAAATTTAAAACTGATTTATTATTAAACTTTTTAAAAAAAAATATTAATAATATTACAAATGATGAAATAGAGAATATTAAAATAACATTTAGTTATTTAGATAATTTTAGATAAAATAATAAAAATTGAATTTAAAGTATTATATATAATTAAAATATAAATATGGATAATATTCAAACCAAATTAAATATTTATAAAGAAAATTTATTGGATAATTTAGCACACAGTAGTATTAATGAAAATATTCATAATAAAGTAATAGATAATTTAATTGAAAATATAATGGAAAATAAAATAATTCATAATTCAAATTTTTTAAAATTTCCAAATATTAAAACAGAATTATATCCATATCAAATTAATAATGTTAATTGGATGAATGATATTGAAAATAAAAATTATGATGATAATTTTGAAAATATAAGCAAAAATACAGATTTAAAAGGAGGAGCGTTATTTGATGAAGTTGGTATGGGTAAAACACTACAAATAATAACTTTAATAAATTTAAATAAATCAAAATTCACTGATAAGTTAATTTATAAAAATAAATTATATACAAAAGCAACATTAATTATTGTTCCAAATCATTTATGTGGTCAATGGTTAAGAGAATTTGAAAAACATACAATTAAATCATTAAATATTTTAAATTTATTAACAAAATCACATTATAAAAAATATACACATTTAGATTATACAAATGTAGATGTTGTTATAATATCATCTAATTATTTTATAAATTGTGATTTAAAATTATCGGATAGAAATATTTTTAATTTTGAAAAAGATATTTTAAAAAAAGAAGTAAATATATTTAATATTTATTGGAATAGAGTAGTAATTGATGAATATCATGAATATGAGAACGAATCATTATTTTATAAATTAAATTATTTAGAAGCTTCATATAGGTGGATATTAAGTGGAACTCCATTTAAAAAAAATAGTGAAGATTTAAATATAAATAAAGAGCTTAGTAAAAAAACAAGATTAAAAAAAAATAAATTAATACCATTAAGCTTTTTTACAAGTTCTCCAATTGAAAAAATATTAGGATATTTAGCATTTAATAATAGTATATTATCAAATATTAATTTATATGATTTAAATAATTATAATTTTGTTTTAAATCATTTTAGTAGAAATACACAAAATAATAATTTAAAAATATTAAAATTACCAGAAATTGAAGAAGAAATTGTAATGCTAAATTTTTCACAAACCGAAAGAATGATATATAATTCATATTTAACAGATAAAAATAATAACGATGATGATATATTTTTAAGACAAATATGCTGTCATCCATCTTTAGCTGATGATTTAAATAAAAATGATGATACAAATTCATTTTTATCATTAGATGGTATGCATCAAAATATTAAAAATAAATATTTAAAAGAATATGAAAATTTAAAAGAAAAATTAAATAGAAATAAACAAAATTATAAAAACGTCCAAAATAAAATAGAAGAGTATGAAGAAGAATTTAAAGAAAAAAATCTTGAATCGATAACTAATAAAATTAAAGAAAGAAAAGAAAGATTACAAGAATTAAAAATAGAAGAACAAACTATTATTAAACAAATAAGTTCAAAAGAATCATCAATTAAATATTGTATAAATTTTATGGAAATAATTAAAAATGTTGATAGTATAACAAATCAAGATTGTCCTATTTGTTTAGGAAATATAGAAGAAGATGATATTGGAATAACAAGTTGCCTACATTTATTTTGTTATAGTTGTATTAAACAAATGATAATGACACAAAAAAAGTATGGAAATACAAAATGTCCTAATTGTAAAATATCAATTAAAATAAATGATGTCTTTTTAATTAATAAAACAATTAATAAAGAAGTAAATAAATATGGAACTAAAATTTCATATATTATTGATTATATAAAGAAAAGTCCAAAAAAATATAGAATAATATTTTCTCAATGGGATAAATTATTAAATAATGTTGGCAAAATATTAGAAGATAGTGGTATTAAAATATTATATTGTAAAGGAACTCCTTATCAAAAAGATAAAGTATTAAAATTATTTAGTAATAATAATGAAAATAATGAATTCAGAATTATTATGCTTTCAACAGAAAAAACAGCTTCTGGTTCAAATTTAAGTAATGCTGAAGAAGTTATATTTTTAGATCCAATATATGGTAATAAAGAAAGAAGAAAAAATGTTGAAATACAAGCTATTGGAAGAGTAAGAAGATTAGGAAATAATTTTAAAAAAATAAAAGTATTAAAATTAATAATTAAAGATACTATTGAAGAAAAAACATATAAAGATAATCAAAATTAAAAAAAAATTTTTTTGTAATTATATTTAAATATTTAAAATTAAATATATATTAAATGTCTAAAAAAAATAATCAAGTTAGTTCAATTGATAAATTTAATAAAATTGAAAAGTTATATTATAATAGAGCAAATGAATTTTACATAAATTTGGGTGAAAATATAATGTTGGATGTTTATTCTATTATAACAAAAAAACACAAAAGAAAAAAAAAAATATCATTACGATTTTTAGATTGGTTTGTAACTAAATATTGTAAGTTATATTCAATTTCAATTAATGTAGATAATCAATATAATAAAGAAAATAAATATAATATTAATAATAGATATAAAGCTCAATTAAAATCATTTCATAAAATTTATTTAGATCCTTTTAAAAGAACTAAGGAATCATTTAAATTTATTTACAAATGTCAGGGATATGAATTTATAACTAGTTTATGTCAATTAAATTTTATGAAATGGATAATTGAATATGATATTCTTAAATATGTTATAAATAATTATGAAAAATTAATTGAAAAAATTGAATATGTTAATAATTTACATAAAAAAAATAAAAATGATGATAAAACATCATTATATTCGTTTAATTCTTCCAGTTCTCTAACTGTTGATTTGAATAATAATAAAGTATCTGAAAAAGATAATAAAAAAAGATTAATTTTAGAAATATAATTTTTAATTATGTATTCTTAAAATAAATCAGGTATAAATACATTTTCATTAATTTCTTTTGTAATATTATTTGAAACTTCATTAATATTTTTATTTTCAATAGTTTCATTAAGTGTATATTCTGAATTTTCAATTAATTCTCTGTCAATTGCAACATCTGATAAATTTGAACCACCTAAGAAACATAAACCACCAATAATTCTTGATGAAACTGATTTCATATTATCTATTTCTCCATATAAGCCAGCATTTACTAATATATCTACTGGTCTTTCAAATGATGCCTTTGCTAAAACACTTGTCTTTAATTTAATTAATCCATGTCTTTCTAAACTAATTAAATTTCCTAAACTTATTTGAATATCTGCGAAAATACTCAAATGACAATAGTTAATATCAATACCTTTATTTTTATATGTATCAATTAATTCATTTATTATTAATGTTCTTACTGCTTCAATACCATATATTTTTTCAACTTCTCTTAAATCATTTATATATATTTTATTCAAATTAATTCCTTTAATTTTAAAAATTTCATTCATATTAATTCCATTTGTTTTAATTATATATTCATAATCTTCTTTTACACCATCATTATCATAATGAATACTATTATATTTAATTGGTTTTTGAGTGATCACATTTGTAATATTATTAATACCCTTTATCTGTATTTCTTTAATAAAAATATTTATAAATTCTATAAAATTTTTTATTACATAATTTATAATATTAAATCTAATATGAATAACTGGTTTATTATCATTATCACTGTTTGATAATAATGCTATTTGTAATATTTTATTAAATAATATTTTTTTTATTTCTTTTTTACTACCTTTATTATCCTTAAATCTATTTTCCCATTCCTCACATATTCTTGTTTTAATATTTAATAAAGTAATTTCTCTTGAAAGCATTTTTTCTTCATTTAATTCAATTTTAATAATCCAATTCAAATTATTTATATTATTAATACAACTATTTTTGTTCGGATTACTTACTGAAAAAATATTATTAATAATATTATCATTTTTCATTAATTTACTATTAAAACTCTTATCTTCATCATAATAAATAATTATATTATCAACAATATCTTTTATTGATGTATTTATAATATTTGATGTTATTTTTGTTAAATATTTTTCATTCTTATTATACTTGTCATCAAAAAATATTGTCATCATTGGACTTTTCATATTTGGAGAACTTCCATAAATTTCTTGTAATCTTGGAACACCTTCTGTTCCAGCACCACTTCCTACATTATGGAACGCACTAATTGTCATCTGTGTTGCAGGCTCACCCAATGTTTGAGCTCCTAAAATACCAACCATATCACCTGGTTCGACTATAGAATTATTATAATTCATTATTATATTATCTGATATATAATCAATATGTTTTTTTGTTAATTTAAGATTTAAAATACATTTTTTAATATTTAAACTATCTATTAAATGATATTTAAATATTTTTTTAATTAATCTATCATCCATAAATTTAAATTTACTGTTTTTAATATTATCCTCATCAAATGATAATAAATATGTTGTATCTATTTTTAATATATTATCAATCTTATCTAAAATATATTTTGGCTCAACAATATCACCTTTAAAATTTTCAGTAATTGATAATTCCACTATTCTATCAATATTTACTGGTGTCAAAAATTTAATATCACTCTTTGGACTTTTATTTTTTTTATCAAGTAAATAATAATTTAATGATGATTTCATTTTAATATCTCTTAATTTATTCCTAATATTTATTATTCTTTCATAATATTTATTATTTTCTTCATTTGTAAATTTTACTTTTTTTAATTCTTCACTTGTAAATTTATATTCTTTTTCAATATCTTTATTTCCTTTATTAATTAATTCAAAATTATAATAATTATATCTTGTTGAATCTAAACCACAATCACCATATACAAATTGATATATTTTATCATATGAATTTCTAACATAATTATCATATTTAATCATTATATCCTCTCCAGCCTTTATTAACTTTCTTTGTAAATATCCGGTTTCAGCTGTTTTAACCGCTTGAGTAATTAATGAATTTCTTGATACATTTGTTAAAACAATAAATTCTTCTAAATTCATACCTTTTGTTAATGAAGATTCAATAAAACCCCTTGCTAATGCTGAATCATCATTTTGATGAAAATATGGTAATGTTCTATTATTATAATTTTTTGGAACTCTAATTCCATCATAATCTTGTTGTCCTACACAACCAATCATATGAGTTAAATTATCCTCTTTGCCTTTTGATTTTGATTTAATCATTATTTTATTATTATTTTCATCATTTAAATTATTAATAATATATTCTCCAATTGTTCCAATAATTGATTTCATTAAATTAATACTTTCCATCTCAAAATTGTCATTTTTTGAATTTGACACATTATTCTCAAATTCTGTTAATTTATATAATAATTCAATCTTTTTTGTTTTAAATAATTGTTTCATACTTTTATGTATTTCATTACTAATTAAATAATCATTTAATGAAATTGTAAATCCATAATTTAAATTAAAATTAATTGATAGTTTTGTTATATTATCAATAATTGATTGTGTCATATCTGGACCATATATATTCCAAACATCTTGTGTTATAGTATTATTAGTTCCTTCTTTTATACTCTTACCATCAATAAATCCTTCAATTATTTTACCATTTTTAATTATAATACTATCATTTTTTAATGATATTTTATTTGGTATTATTAAATCAAAAAATGTTTTACCAGAATAATTTTTATTTTTATCCATTATTTTATAATCTTCTAAATTTGTGCTTGTTAATAAATCAATAGCTAAATCATTATCCATTTTATCACAAAATTTTGTTATATTATATGGTGCAATAATTGCATCAAATACAGCTCCTACAATAGGTAATGAACTTCTTGCAGATATAATATTATTTTTTACATTTGTTAAATATTCTAATTCTATTTCTGTTAATATACTTTGAACTGTAAATATATTCATTTCATCACCATCAAAATCAGCACCATATCCGGCACATACTGATGGATTAATTCTAATTGTATTAAATCTATCATCATTCTTAATTTTAATATAATGAGCTAATGAACCATATTTATGTAATGTTGGTTGTCTGTTTAATAATACTATATCTCCATCCATTAAATGACGATCTACTACATCACCCATATTTAATTCAATTGACTTGTTATTATCAATTATAACTTGATTTCCTGTTCTATTAGATGTTATTGAATTTGCTCCAGGATATATATTACTCCCATTTTGAACTAATTTTGTTAATTTTGTAATATTATTTGGTGTTACTATTTCAGGATATGTTAAATTTTTTGCAATTGATACTGGAACATAAGCCTGATTCATATCTAATAATGGATCTGGCGATATTACTGTTCTACCATATTGATTAACACGCTTGCCCATTAAATTACCTCTAATTCTACCTTTTTTTCCTTGATTTTTTGGACCTTTTATTTTTGTTACTATTGAAGCATACTGATTTGTTGAACCTGGTTTATTTGTTTTTAATGATGCATTATCTATATAACACGCTATTTCTGCTTGTAATTGATCTACATGTGCTTTTGAATGTTTTATTAATGTATCATTTTCCTTTTCTTTTTCTTTTTGCTTTTTTACATTCATATTTGTTTTATAAATTTTTGTTAAACTCATTGTTAATGTGCTTTCTTGAATAGAATCACTTAATGCATCACCTTGATATGATGTTCTTATTGATACTGGAGGTATTGGCAAAATTTCTAACATTAAATCTTTTGGATGACATGTGATATTTAAAATTTCACTTTCACTATCTTTAATATTCTTTAATATATTATGAACCTGTTTAGTTGACTTTTTCTCAATTTCTGTTTTGCCATTTATTTCTCTTTCAATACTAATAATTATCTCACCATTTTTCTTTTCACCCTTAACTTTTCCAACAGGTGTATTACAATTATGACAATTTTTTAATTTTATTTCATCTTTTAATTTCTTAATTCTTTCCTTATTTTTTTTTTTTTTTTTAATTTTTTATTTTTTTTTTTTTTTTTTTTTTTTTTTACAATCTCATATAATTCATCATAACTTTTATTCCATAATAAAGAAGAACAATGAGTGCAATATATATTTAATATATTTATTACCTCATCAAAGAATTTAATATTAAAAACTTCATTGCTTAATTTTAAATGACCAAAATGACCATCACAATAATTCATCTTATATTGACAAGTTTCACAAGAATATGAATTATTATTTACACCCATTCTTTTATCTAACAAACCATTTTCAATTGGCTCATTACTTTGCTCATATAAATCTGATGTTTCAATACCATCTTTATTATGATCTAAAGCTGACATTTGTAAAGCCTCTTTATTTGTTAATACTGAAAACTTAATGGCTTTAATAGTAGCCGTTTCATAAGTATATATAGGTTTATCATTATTATTCATTTCTTTATATATTATATATCTATATTCTTATTTTATTTACATTATTAATATTAATTTCAATTTTTAAAAATTGAAAATATTGAATAAATATAAAATTATATTATTATAAATGATTAATGGCTAAAATAAATAAACCTTGGAGTGAAAAATATAGACCACAAAATATTTCTAATATTATATCACACGATAGAATAAAAAATACTATATATAATTTTCTTAAAAATAATAATTTACCTAATTTACTATTCTATGGTAAAGCCGGTTTAGGAAAAACATCTTTAATATTAGCTGTTATTAAAGAATATTATAATAACGATTATGATAATTATGTTATTAATATTAATGCTTCTGAAGAAAGAGGTGTTCAAACTATTCGTGATAAAATTGAACCATTTTGTAAATTACTATATAATGATACTAAATATAAATTAATTATTTTAGATGAAGTTGATTCTATGACTATTGAAGCACAAAATATTTTAAGAAAAATTGTTGAAAAATATATTCATAAAGTTAGATTTTGTTTTATATGTAATTATATTAAACAAATTATATTGCCATTACAATCCAGATTTATTATTTTTAAATTTAATCCTTTAACCAAAGATTATTTAATGAATTATCTTGAAACAATATTTATAAAAGAAAACTTTTATATTACTAAAAATTCATTACAAATTATATATAAATATTGTAATGGAGATTTAAGAAAAATGTTAAATATATTTAATTCATTAAATATTTATAAAAAGGATGTTATTAAAGTTAATGATATACGAAAATTAATATTATATCCATCTAAAAAAAATATAATTAATATATTTAATTATGTTAAAAATAATAATTTAAATAATAGCATTATTAATATTTCCAATTATATTAAAATAAATAATTTATTAATTAATGAAATTATTATTGAAATGTATGATATTTTAATTGATTTTATTATTAATAACAATTATCATATATTCAACAAAAATAAAATTATTAATATTATTAAAAAATTATCAATTATTAATCGTAATATTTATAACAATACAAATAATAATATTATATCTCTTATATCAATATTTTATTTATAAAAAAAAATTGAATTAAAAAATATAATGTAAATCAATAATATAAATATGTCAAGGTTTGGTATTCTTGATGACGATTATAAGGAACATAATGTTTCTAAATCAATTGATGATGAAATAGATAATAAATATTTTAAATCTAATAAAAAAAAATCTAAAATTATTAAACCTAATTTAAATAATAATAGATTGCAAATTAAAAATATTAATAATGTTGATGAATTATTAGATACAAAACTTGAAAATATGTATAAGATATATCTATTTCATAATAATTATGAAAATTGGAATAATATTGATAATTTTGAAAACATTTTTAATATTGAAAAATGGAAAGATATTCCTGAAGTATTTAATTCTTTAATTAAAAAAAAAGAAAAATTATTAACTTATAACTTTTTTCTTATGAAAAATAAAATATCTCCTTTATGGGAATCTAAAGAAAATCGAGGAGCTGGAAGAATTAATATTCAAATATTTAACTTAGAAGAAAGTTTAAATGTTTTTAAAATATTATTAATTAATATTATTAATAAAACATTGTTAAAACCTTTTAATAATAGAAAAACTGATATAAATGGTTTTGCTTTTTTACCCAAAAAAGATAAAGAAAATAATTCATATCAAATTATTCAAATTTGGTTTTCTAATGATATAATTAAAAATATTTCTAACAAAATTGAAAATATTTTGGAACATAAAATATTTAATTTATTACAAAATTATTCTGTGAGAATTAAAATTCATAAACCACAATTTTAAAATTAATAATAAAAAAATTTTTATATAAATATTTAATTATTTTAATTAATTATTAATCACTTTTCATTAATATATCATCTTCATCATCACTAAAATCATAATCTTGTGATATTTTTTTTTCATCTACTGGTGATAATGCAATAACTAAATCAGCCAAATCAGCAACTACATATTTAATACTTAAAATATCATCATTCTTCATCAAAATTAATATTTGATTACTTAATGGAGCACATTTATTAAATAATATAATATTCTTTAACTCGTAAATACCTTGAGTAATTTTACATTTTATATTATCATCCCAATCAATACTTATTCCTCCTTCTTTTTCAGTATAAATTTTCTCTTTTGTGCCACAATCACCCTTACACGAAAATATAAATTTATTTTTTAAACATTTTATTTCTACATAATCAGAAATATTATTCATTTCTTTACATATCTTATTAAATAATGAACTCTTCATTGTAATACTAACATCAAATGGTATTACCCTCGGTTTTTTTTCTTTATATTCTAATTCCATTCTTTTAAAATTACTTACTGTTAATGATTCCTCTTTTTCATTTGAACCCTCAATTCTAATTGTTTGTCTATCTTTCTCATTTATATATAATGATAATATACTTGATGGTTCAATCGGCTTAATATGAATATTTAAATGTTCTAAATTAATTCCAATCTCTTCCTTATCATATTTTGTATAAAATTTATTAAATTGTTTACCTTTAAATTGTAATTTTATAAATATTGATTTACTATCATTTGATGTTGCTATTTCTAAACCATAAAATTCTTCATCTTCTTCATCATCTTTTTTTTCCTTTTTCTTTTTAACCACCATTGTTACTTCATGAACTACTCCATTTAATATTTCAATTATATCTTTGAACGGCTTGGAATGACAAGTTTCAGCATAAAAAATCTTATTGTCATAATTAGTTTTCATTTTATTTATATTTATAAATAAAATATAATTTATAATTCAATTTTTTTATATATTTTATATATAATGACATTTACCCTTGTTAATCCCCAAATTGACAATCAATATAAAACTTCCAATAATGATACATTAGAAGCCGCACAAAATATATGGGACAAATTATCTAAAAATACTAAACAATATGTTCCTGAAAGTTTATTTTCCTTACAAAAAGGAGGTAAATTATTTCACTTTAAAGTTGAAGAAACACTTAATAATAATGATGTATCATATAAGATTTCATCTTATAAATGTGATAAAAATGATAAAAACTTTGTTAATTTCTTAAAAAAGCAATCTGGAGGTAAAAAAAAGAAGAAAAAATACTTTGATACTTCTTCTTCAAGCGATTCAACCAGTTCAAGTGTTTCAAGTGATACTAGTGATACTACTATTAATACTGATAATCTTGTTTATAGATTTAAAACTAAAGATAAAGTTCTTTATTCTAAATATAAACCCTCTATTATTACTTATTATGATATTTATGATTCTGATTATCTTTTACCAACTTATTATAGTAATATTGAAGTTAAATTTAAACCATTAGACTCTATTCTTTTATTTTAAATAATTATTTTTTATCTTTCCTATTAAATGTTCTTTTTAATTGTTCTCTTCTTGTCCCTTTTATCTTTTTTTGTTTTTCAATTGATTGAATAATACTTTTCATTACTTTTTGATTTTTTACGTCATTTTCATTTAATGCATTTAATATCATTTGAGTATCTATTGGTGCCTGCTTAACATATGTATTTTTAATTAATTTACCATCCTCTAATATAATTCTACCCTCACCCATTTTTTCTAAATGAATCATTATTTTTTCATCTATTAATTTTTTATCTTTTTCTAATTTTTTACTCCTAATTTTATCATTTTTAATTTTTTCATTCATATCTATCTTTAATTTTCTATTCTCATCATCCATATCTGTATACATTTCTACTAATTTTACTAATTCATCCATTTCTGCATACTCCACATATTCACTATTTCCAAGTTCATCCATATTAAAATCTTCCTCATTATCCGACATTAAATCATTTGTATTTGATATTTTTGAACCATCAATATCATCAATATTAATGACTTTTGTTTTCTTAAGGTTCTTTTTAATTTTACGAATTATCTGTGAATCAGTCTCCATCTTATAAATAGTTATACTTTTAATTATTTAAATAAATTTATTCTTCTGTTAAATCAAATATAATCCAATCCTTAATATTATTCATTATTATATAATTTAATACTATTAATAAACATTGACAATATTTTTTATTATTATCATATTCCAATACATACTTATCCTCAAAATTTTCAATTAATATAAAATCTTCAACCTCATAAATACATTCCATACAATCATAATTATTTAATATACCCGTCAATTCCTTAAAATCATTTAATCTATACATTGCTTTATAAAATAACTCCATCTGTAAATTTGTATCATTATCATCCTTTATTCCCGAATATAAATTCTTATTATCTTCATATCTCTTATTATAATATTCCATAAATTTATTTAATAATAATGTATAATATTTATCATTTAATATTTTCTGATTTTCTATTTTATTATTTTCTTTTAATTCTTCATTATATTCTTCATACTCTATTAATTCTTCTTTATTATCTACATTTTCTTCTTTATCTACTAAATCATCTATTAAATTATCTAAATTATCTTCAACAAATTTACTTAAATTCATCTTAATTATAATCTTAATATTATATTATTTTTATATATTTTCAATTTTTATCCTCTATATTTATAAAAAAAAATTGAAAAAAAAATTGAAAATAAATTTTAAAAATAAAATATAATTAAAAAATAGATAATATTAATTGTTAAGAATGCTCACTCAATTTAAACCTGTTTATCCCACTCTTAATGAACTTTCTACCTATAATGGTAAGAAAGCATATGTTCCTTTAACATTTGTTAATGATAATGGTGAAGAAGCTAATAAAACCGATTATTATATTACACATTTTATTAAAGAACAATATGGTCCTCTTCCAAGAGAAGGAGGTAAATTTAATATTACAAGAGAACAAAGAAATTGTTTTAATACAAGATTGGATAAAAATGATAATAATTCCAAATTAATTATTGATGACCATGAAATTTTTGAAACTTCTTATGAAGAACAAAAAGAAAAGATTTATGAAAATAATACTTTATATGAAATTAAAGATAAAAAAGGTAAAGAAACTAAGAAAGAATTATTTCAATTTATTAATTGCATTAAAGAAAAACAAAATGATGAAAATGTTTTTGGAATGAGATTAAATTTTAGACCTAAATATTTCCCATATTATAATGATGAAAAACTTGATGATAATAATAGACGAAATATGAATAACCGTATTTTTCCAAAAAATAAGCCTACTATGAGAGGTGATAAACTTAAAGAACATAAAAATAGCTTAGAATTTGAAATTAATTATCCACAAGGTTCAACAGAACATAAGAAAATTAAATATAAAGATGATATTGAGGAAAAAAAAGAATTTAGTATTAGAGTTATTTATCGTGAAGTTGTTCTTTCTAAAGATTTAACCGGCGATGTTGATGGTATTCGTTATATTAATGAAGATACTAAAAAGCCTGATGAATATAATAATAATGATTTAGATGATGAAGAAAATTTAACTCAATTTATTGAAGATTATGGACAACCAACTAATGATTTAATTATTGAAACTCCTGAAGAACTTGAAAAATATTGCAGACCTGGTTCTTATTATAGATATGGAATTAGTTATGAATTTCAAAATGAAAAATCAATTCCTAAAAAGGTTGTTGAATGTGGTGTTAGATCTTTTTGCCATTTTGTTGAAATTATTTTTATTAAACAACAATATACAAAATCAAATAATAATAATAATGCTGTTAATCAATTATATAAGAAAAGTTCTATGATTTCTCCTGTTAATAGTGTTTTTAAATTTGATGAAAAAGAAAATACTAATACCGATCATTCAACAGATGATAAAAAATCTTCTGATAATTCAGATAGTGATAATTCAGACAGTGATGATTCGGACAGTGATGATTCAGACGGTGATGATTCAGATGGTGATAATTCTAATGGTGATTAAATTATTTAATTAAAAATATTAAAATTTTATAATTTTTTTTAATTTTAAAAATATTTAAATATTAAATATTATTTTTTTTTATGTGTTTATTAAGTTTAAATGATACAGAAATAAAAAATTCAATTTTATCAATTAATAATTTTAAAAATAGCGATGATACAATTTATTTATTAGAAATTGATGATTATATTAATTATAATGACCTTGAAATAATGAAAATTAAAAATAACATTATTTATTTTTCATTATTTGATGAAGAACTAATTTATAAATTAAATAATTTAGATAATAAATTATCTTCCATTGTTGAAAATATTATTAATTCAAACAATGATATTAAAACTTTTTTTAATAATACTTTTAAATATTTTCCTTTGTTAAACAATGATAATAATACGTTCTATATTAAAGTATTTGATGATAATCAAAATAATTTAATTAAGGATATGACAATTATTTATTTAAAAACTAAAATTCAAATATATATCAGTTCAAAATATAAATGTTCATATATAAATCAAAAAATATCACTAATTAATATAAATAATAATGAATTAAGCGTTATTGACTATGAAAATCTTTCCAATAGTGATTGTGACAGTGGTTACAATAGTGATTATGATAGTAATAGTAATAGTAATAGTGATGGTGATAGTAATAGTAATGGTGATAGTAATGGTGATAGTAATGTTAATAATAAAAGTGACAGTAATGTTAATAGTGATAGTAATGGTGATAATAATAGTGATAGTAATGGTGATAATAATAGTGATTGTAGTGGTGATAGTAATGTTAATAATAATAGTGATAGTAATGTTAATAGTGATAGTGATAGTGATGGTGATAATAATAGTAATGGTAATAATAGTAGAAATAGTAATAATGATATAAATATTAACAATAAAATTTATGATGATACTGATTCATCAAAAAAATTATCAGACAATGATTATAATGATACTATTAGTATTAATACAAATGAAAATAATTATAATGATACAGATAGTATTCATACAAATAATAAAGAAGAAAATAAATTTACTATTAGTGAAAACAGCAATAATAATAATGAAAAAAAAAGTGTTAAATTTGAAAAAGTAAATAAAAAAATAAATTACAAATGTAATAAATGTGGAAAAAAATATAAATTTGAAAAAACATTAAATAATCATAAAGATAAATGTAAAAAATAATAAATTATATTTTTTTTTTAATTAAAAAAATTTATAGACATCCACGATTTGATGAATAAATATCAGGATTAATAGATGAATTTTGCCAAGGGGAAACAACACTCTTAGGATTAGGAATATCTCCTCTAATATCTCTTGAAGAATTTCTTGAATTTCCCATAGTTGATGAAACTGGAATTGATCTTTGAACTGGAATTAAATTAGGATTATCAACTGAAACTGGATTTTCAAGAATTTGGAAACCTTTTTCTAATGAAGAATCTGTTTTATTACTATTTGGCAAATAATTATTTGAATTAAACATATTCATTAGTTTTTCTTGTTGTGATTTTGATTTATGACTAAAATCACCTAAATTTGCAGGACCAAAGTCTCCAGATGAACCAGGATTAGGTCCAAAGTTTGAATTTTCACTGAATTCACTGTTTTGGAAAACCAACGCTTGATCGAACATACCATCCAACTTATCTTGTGATGGCTGACTCATTCCATCACCATTAAAATCCATTCTATAATTGGAATCAGCATAACTCACATTTCTATAATTTTTTGCATGATCAATACCATCTGTTTTACTTCTAAATAAATCAGCTCTTGCTGAATTATCCGGAATATCATTTCCAGTATTCACTTCTCTAATTAATGATTGAAGAGCGGATTGATCCACACCAGCAATATCATCTCTATCTCTATTAATATTATTCAATAAAGGGTTAGCAAAAGTATTATTTTCAACACTTGTTTGATCATTAATAACACCAGCTAAATCTTCTTCAAGAGTATTTTCAGGAGTTGTAAGATGCATAACATCTACTGGATTCATTTCATTATCACTTTTATTTTCACTTACTTCAAAATTATCTACAGTATATCCCGAAAAATAAAATAAAACTATAATAATTATTAATAAAACCACTAAACCGCTATTATTCATTTGATTTATATATTATGTTTATAAAATTTTATAGAAAAAAAAATATATAGATTATAATATTATATGAGTATAACTACATTATCCTTAAATACCGTTTTTGAAGGAAATGATAATCAACAATCCAATATGTTAGAAGAATTTAATAACCATTCCAGTGAAATTTTACATATTAAATCGAATTTTTCTCAAAAAGACCACAATGGTAATACCCTCTTACATAATTTTGTTAGATGCTCTTTAAAAGATGATAAATGTAAAAAATTATTAAAAGAACTTTTAACTAAATACGATTATAAAGATGAAATTAAAAATGGAATTAATATTCAAAATAATGAAGGTAAAACAGCTTTATTTTTGGCTGTTGAAGGTGGTGAAGATGGAATTGCCTATCTTTTGGAATATGATTATGATGCTGATAAATCTATTAAAACAAATAATGGTGATGCTATTGAAACAGAACAAATACCTGATGAAACTAAACCTGATGAAACTAAACCTGTAAAACAAGAAATGAATAATGATAATGATGTTCCTCAAACATTGCAATCTATTTTTATTAAAAATACAATTGATGAACATAATACAATTACTCCTTCTATTTTTGATAAAATGGATAATTTATTTAATCAAAATGGTGGTGATAATGAATTTAATTCATTAAGTGAATTAATTAATAATATTCAATCTGGTGGTAAAAATTATTCATCTAAAAATTATGTTAGAGGAAACCGAGCTTTAAATTTAAATACAGTAAGTGAAAATGATAGTATTTTATCTGATAGTGATAATACTATTGGTGGAGACTTAGCTGAACTTATGGAAAGCAGAAGTGACTTAGAACATAAGAAATTTGAAAATAAATTACATTCTATGCTTGAAATGAATGAAATTGTTATTAATGATAAAACAATTCAAGATGGAGAACAAAATATGCGTGTCATCAAACGTTTTCTTTATAAAATAGTTAATGATAAAAATCCATCTCTTAACTCAAGAGAAAAAATGATTATTCTTAATAAAATGGATGATGAAGAAATTAAAGTAAAATTGAATTCAATCTCCTCATTTGATGATTTAATTTCATTAGATGAAATTCTTGAAGAAAAATATTTAAAAAAACAAAATGAAAGAAAATCAGAAAAAACAGTTATGGAATCTGAAAGTTTGGATAGTTTAGAAGTTTCTGATTTAAAACCTAAAAAAAAAGAAACCAAAAAGAAAAAAACTACAAAAAAAGAAACCAAAAAGAAAGAAACTAAAAAATCTAAAGAAACTAAAAAATCTAAAGAAACTAAGAAAAAAACAAAAAAATAAATTATAGATAATATTTAATGTCATTAACTAAAAAAATTTTAGAAAAACTTCAAAATGAAATTTCAAAAGAAGATTTAAATACTTTATTATTTTCACCTATTTATAATTGTATTTATCCTTATTATTATATGATAATAGTATTATTTGTTTTAATATTACTATTATTAATATTAATTTTATTTATTTTAATATTTAAAAAATAATATTTTTTTATTTTAAATTATAATTAAAAAAATTATCATTTAATTATTATAAAATGTCAGGTGGTTCTATTGTTTTAGTATCTTATGGAGAAGAAAATATGTTTTTAAGTTTTCAACCACAGATTTCATATTTTAAAATAATATACAGGCGTTATACTAATTTTTCAATTGAAACTATTTTAACCGATTTTCTTAATGTTCCTAATTTTAATAATGTTTATTCCGCTTCAATACCAAAATATGCTGATTTAATGCATAAATCTTGGCTTGTTATTGAATTACCTGAAATTCCAGTTTTATTAAATTTTAATGGAGAACCAAATAACAAATTAAAAACAGCTTGGGCAAGAAATATTGGTTATGTTTTAGTTAAATCAATTGAAATTGTTATTGGTAATAGCATCATACAAAAAACTTGGGGAGAATACCTACAAGCATTAGACGAATTTAATTTTAATAACTATAATTCACCACTTAATCAATATATAGGTAATGTTCCACAATTATATAAATTTCAACCCTCAAATACAATTAGAGAAAAATATGTTTTATATATTCCATTGAATTTTTGGTTCTGTAATTCAGCTTCACAAGCTTTACCACTTATCTCACTTGATTATGATGATGTTATATTTAACGTCCAATTTAATTCCATCGAACAATGCCTTAATGTTTCACCCACTAATTATATTCAAATACAACAATTTTATGGCTCACCTATATTTAATGAACCATTAGTTCAATTCTCTAATCAAGGTATTACTTGGGCTACTTTTGATACTTTAGACTCAATTAATACCGAAAATAATCCAAATTTTTTTGTAACTAATTCAAATCTATATTACAGAAAAATTTCTAATCAATCATTTACAACTACCGATTTATCCTATTATGACAAATTTAATACCACCGATGTTTTAAATGATTTTTTTAATCTTAATAAACCAACCAACTATTTTATTTATGGATTATGGAGTAAAAGCATTTTTATACCCATCAGTAATGAAACTTTAACATCTAATAATTTAGAAAAAACTTATATTTATAAACCATTCCAAAATACACTTAGATTAGGCAGAACATACCTACTAATTGATTACATATTTTTAGATAAACAAGAAAGAGTTAATTTTTTTAATAATAAACACGAATATATTATAGAACAAGTTTATTATACAGGTGAAAAAATAACTAATAATTTAACAGATAAAATTAATTTAGAATTAATTAACCCTTGTTCCTACTATATTTTTATGGCTCAATTATCCTATATGAGTAATCAAAATGTTAATGACCACTTTAATTATACCAATACTTTTATTAGAGACAGGAACACACAAAAAACTATTGGATTACCTTTAATTAAACAAAATTCATTACTTTTAAACTCCCAAACTATCACTGGAGAACGAAATATGGACTTTTATAACCTAATTATACCATTCCTTAAATTTCCTAAATGTTATTATCCAAATGGTATGGGTGTTTATAGTTTCTCTCTATACCCTTTTAATATTCAACAATCCGGAACCTGCAATTTATCCACATTCTCAAATATCAGTTTCCTCAATAAATATAAGGTCACCGACCTTAACAACAATAATTATATTTTCAAATCATATTTTGTCACCACAAATATACTTAAAATTATCCACGGCGTTGGAGCAACCGTTTTTTATTCAAATTATTAAATAATTAAAATTATTATTATTTAATAAATATCAAAAAAATTTTATTTAAGGCTTTTTACAAGTCTCAGTAAGAATTTTAGTTAAACATCCAAGGAGATGAGTTTCACTCTTAGCAACTTCATCAGAAGCTTCTTTAAAAGCTTCTAAATCAGTAATTGGTTGTTTATCAGGTAAAGAACCATTGTTTTGACTTTTCAAAGCATTAGCTAATCTGAAAGCATCTTGGAATAATTTACATTCTTTATTTCTATACTCTTCTAAATCCTTTTTTAACTCATTAACAACAGTTTCGGAAACTTCATTATGATTACCAAGTCTTTGGACCACACTCTTAAATAGAG